GCCCCAAATATAAATACCTTGTGTTCCTGTCCAAGTAACAGAAGTACTACTAAATAAAATTCTTAATTGCAAAGATGTATAAGTGGTTGAATTAACTGTTAAAGTAATTCTAGTCCATGCACTTGTTAGTCCAGTTGCATCCAAACCATTAATATATGTTGTGCCGTTTCCGTAAACTTGAATAGCTGCAGTAGTTCTTTCAGCCGACCTTACATATAAAGAAAAAGTATAGGTTTGATTTGTAGTACAGTTAAATGCTTGTGTTATACCAGGAAAAGTAGCACTTGGACTTGTAGCATAAAAATAGTCTGCTGTAGTTGTTCCATCAGGTGCGGCAACTTGGTCAGCTGTAATAGAAGCAGTTTTTAACCAAGAAGCGTTTTCAAAGGTTTGACTTTGTAATACAAGGTTTTGCCCAGTACCTTTTAATACTTCTGTCTGTCCTGTAATAGTAGTAAATGTACCTGCGGCTGGGGTAACTACGCCAAGTGCGTTAGGGTAGTCTGATGATATTTGTTTGCCAGCGGGGTAGTCACACCAGACGGTTACAGTACCGCTAAATGTGACGGCAGAACCTGAATTTGAGGACGAAAGAATGGTTGTTCTGGTAAGTGTCGGCCCAGAAGTAGAATAAGTTCCAAAACCTACTTCCCAGTTTGTACCATCTGTGGCGCCGTAATAGGTTGTATTTGTATTACCAATAGCCGCAAAAGATTGATAGCTAGTCATAGCTCCAGATAGCGTAAAGCTAACAGTCGTATTCGCTGTTCCAGTTTCTTGAACCCTATCTAAAAGTATAAATGCCATGTTATTGCCTATTGTCTATAAGGGTCCATGTAGTACCCTCAGTGTTATCTATTTTAACCCAAGCAAAGCCTAAAGGCACATCTGTTAGGTTGATGTTTTCAATTTGAGCTTTGTTAAATGTTGCGGCTACTTGGTCTATATCTGCTAAATTTACGTTTTCTGCTATAACATTAATAAAACTAGCTGTTCCTACAGGAGTATCTGCTGCCAGTAAAGCTTCTGTAATATACGCAATAAAAGTAGCTACTACAACTTCAGAATCTGTTTCAGAAAGAATGTTTTCCGATATGGAACTAACAAATCTAGCCAACCCTAAAGCAGCATCTGCAATACTTTGCGGTTCATTAATTACTGCAAACTGTGTTCTTATTGCTGTTGGGGTATCCGCCACCCCAAAGTTTTCTGTTCTATTGCTTAAAAAACTAGCTAAAACCGTACTAGAATCTGCGTTAGTAATAGGTTCTACTATGGCAGAAATAAAGTTTCCAAAACCCGTACTAGAATCTGCTACGGTGAAACTTTCTGTAATAAAAACAAATACAGAAGTAGAGCCTAATGCTGCAAAAGCAGGCTGAGCTAAGGCAGCATATCCAAACATTATCTAGCCTTTAGTTCGGCTATTTCTGCCCGCAGTGCCTTTACTTCTTTAGCTAATTCAATAGCAGCCACCAATGCTGCACCGCCATAATTAACGCTTAACATACCGTCTTCACCTTCAATTACGGCTTCTGGTAATATTTCTTTTAGCGATTGGGCTGTTACACCAACTTCACGATTGCCGCTACTAATACGTTCAAAAGTTCCGTGTTTAACGTCTGCAAGCTGAGATACAAAGTTTAAATCTAAGTTAGACCAATTTGTTTTTAAACGCTCGTCTGAGGAAGATACCATTGAAACAGCGGTTAAAGCACCTGTAGAAGGTACGTAGCTTAGAGAAGCATTTGTATTTGTACCTTGATTAGACGTTGTATTAGCCGACATAAACGCTGGGTAAAAAGTGCTGGCAGAAGTTGTAGTTGTGTTTGCTACGTTAGTTGCGTTTGTAGCTGAGGTTGCACTTGTAGCAGTTGCAGCATTTCCACCAATAGATAAGTTAGCTACGGCAGTTGTGCTTGCTACAGTAAATGGTGCTGTGCCTGTAGCTAGTGTTGATGTAATCACGCCCGATGCAGATATTGTTGTAGCCGATACAGTGCCGCCTGATTGGTTTGTTGCCGTAGTGGCGCTTGTTGCTGTTGCCGCATTACCGCCAATAGATAATCCTGAAGCTGTACCGGTAATGTTAGTTCCAACAAAAGATGCTGGGGTTCCTAAAGACGTTGCATTACCACTTGCATCAAGGTTTACAGATTTACCAGATGGATAAGTAACAAAGACGTTTACAGAACCAGAGAAAGTTACCGCAGACCCCGAATTAGATGAGGAAAGAATTGTTGTGCGAGTTAATGTACCGCCTGTGGCATACGTACCAATGCCTACTTCCCAGTTTCCAGAAGCATCTGTAGCCGAGTAATATGTGGTATTGCCATTGCCGACAACGGCAAAAGACTGGAAGCCAGTTACAGAGCCGCTTAAAGTAAAGCTTACGGTTGTATTGGCTGTTCCAGTTTGCTGAACCCTATCATACAGCACTAGAGCCATGTTAGGCTCCTATTAGCTAGTAGCTGTAGTAGTGTATGTTACTGCTAAAGAGTCGCCGTTTGCTACAGTTTTGCTACCACCAGTAAAGTTACCAGCAGAATACAAAACGCCTGTAGTTGTATCTTTAGTAGCAGAAGCAGATGCGCCGCTATTGATAAAACAACCATTAACAGTTCCAGAGCTTGTCATTGCAAAAGTAATAGCGCCACCTGTTTTAGAAGTAATGTTTGATGGTGTTGTGCCAGAGGATGTTGCTGCAGTCCAGTTAATTGATTGGCGGTTACCTGTGTAAGCTGGAGCGTTAGTGCCGCCAACTTCAGTCCAAGTATGGGAAGCCATAGTATCAGCGGCAGCATAAGTAGCTGTACCACCACAAAGACCTAAGTAGTTAGTGCCGGATGCTGTACCACCAGCAGTTCCAGTTGCACCAAAATAAAAGTCAAATAATGCTTGTTTGCCTACAGCAGTAACTAAGTTAGGGGCCTTATCTTCCCATTTTAGATTGCCTTCAGAATCATAGCATTTAACTTCGTAAAAACCTTGGATACCCAAAGTCTCATCGTGTTGTGCGCCACGGGTTAATGATGCGCTAGCAGCGTCACCAAAGTTTGATTTTTCAATGCTCATAATCGCTCCTAATTAATTCTAATAATGGCGCTTGTTGAGGTCGCCGTTGGAAAAGTCACAGTAAATGTTCCTGCTGCTGTATTTGTCTTATCTGACCCAAAATCTAGTACCGCAACCGCCGCATTAGTAGTGCTATTGTATATCAAAGCTGCCCTAGCAGTAAAGGAAGCTGGGTTCCAAGTTACGTTTGCAAATGAAATATATGCTGTGTCATTTGAGGCGTCATAGGTAGGTACCTGGCTAACTGTTAAAGTTTTACCCCCTGCCGTATAGCCAGACCCAGCAACCTCGCCAGTAGTGCTATAAGCGGTTGTATCAGGGGTTAAATCGGCTAAAGAAGTATATAGGGCAATCTTATAAATGTAACTAGTACCGGCAGCAAAGTTTTCTAGCCCGCTTAAGCAGTTTTGTTTAAAGATATTACATTGGCCTTGAGAAATCATAGCTGATTATAAGGCAGACTTGTCTGCCCCTTTCTGTAGGCGTCATTACGTTCTAGACCATCACCAAGGCGTTTGAGCTGTCCAAGGGCTTCTTGATACATTTTTTCGTAGTAAGAAACCATATCTTGTTCACCTTTCATGAACAAAACAGCCTCACGCATAGAGCCATAAAGCAATACTGGGTCGTAGTTATCACCAAGCCAGCTTGTACCAGTAGGGTTATTTGCTGTAGCTACAGTAATGCTAAAACCTGAACCGGTGCCACCGATATCGGTAGTACTTGCGCTTAGCACATCGCCAGCAATATAAAAACTGCCGCCATCATTAAGAACAACAGAAGTTACTGCCCCACCAGAAACAGTAATAGTTGCAACAGCTCCTGAACCGTTTCCACCAGTTAAAGACACATCTTGGTAGTTACCATTGGTATATAGCGCTCCACCAGTTGGGGTCCCAAAAGTAGCAATTTGGCCTTGAACAATGGATACTGGATAGTAGTAATAATGCATTTCTACCGTATAACTAGCATCTGGAGTTGGGGCGACAATTAAAGACAACTCATTCCCATTGGTATATTGAGGTCCAAATAAAGCGTAGTATTTAGGAACCCCGCCAGGAGTGCCTTGATAGGCAGTGCCAGAATAAACAACTGTTGGGTAGGCTTCTCGTAAGAAATTAACGTCTTTGTTTAATAAGTAATTATAAGTATTGGTTGCATCTACTACCGCAATAGAATATGTTGACAAATAATCGTCGGGTAAAGATAAATACTGATTACCAGAACTAAGGTTTCCTGTTACGTTTTTACGCAATGAAGGAATCTGAACGCTATTGTAAACACGCTGTTCTACCTCTTGAACAAAACGAGGTATATTCGCTACAAATAACGATTCAGTATTTTCGCTATAGTCTTGTATTGCTTGATACAGCTGAACATAGTTCATCTAAGGGTTTTCCCTATTAAGCCATTGGGCCACGAGCCATTTTGCCCTTGGTCTGTGCTTTGCCACCACGAACTTGAATACCAGAAGTCTTAGTTGGGGCGTAGTTTCCTTTGCTAGTATTACCAACGGAAATATTAGACTGATTTAAGCACTCGGCACCAGTTTCTGTAGATATTGCAGGTAATTCAGCGCTAACGCTTTTACCACTCATTGTGTGCGGTTTTGCATATGTAGATGCGGGTTTGTTATCGGCCATGATTATTTTCCGTTTGCTGAAACTTTAGCCAAACCACGTCCAACAGCTTCCATTGTGTTTTGGTCAATACCGCCTACTGTACCTTTGCTGGGTTTTTTGCCAACTTCGATACCAATATCAGAACCTGAATCGCCTAAGTTCTTGCCTTTTGTTTTGCCTTTTTGGGTAACCCCATCGGCTGTGCTTCTATATCCCATGTCTTACTCCTAATTAATTGTTACTGTTCCTACTGCCGTTTGTCCAATTAAAGCATTGGGCGTTTCATTAAAATCGTACTTCATTCCAACGGGTGCCCACCCCCACTGTATATCCCTACTGCCACCGCTAGGATAGCCGTTTGCATCTAAACCAGATGCTACGTAGCTGTTGTCTCGCCTCGGCTGCCTAACGGCCTGTGGGTCGTTAATTGGGTACATGCCTAATTGTAACTGAGGTTGGTCTGGGTCCCAACAGGTATTGCAAACTTTTAATTGATATGGCTTGGTTTTAATAATCTCTATACGTAGTTCAGATAGTTTATATCTAAAATCACAACGGTCACATTGCGCAATTGAATACTTACCGGAAGCAAATTGATTAGGCATTAATAACCCCCGATAAACATCCTACGGGGCACAAATCTTATTGGAGCTTTTTCTCTATCTTCATCGGCAGCTAGTTGAAATTGCTGTTCATAATCCGCTTTAAGAATTGCACTGCGATTAGGGTCCACGCCTTCTAATTTAATAGACAAGTAATAAGCTAATCCAGCAACCATGCAAGGAATAAATCTAAACGGAATATCTTGTGTGTTAACTCCATTACCTGCATCTTGAATACGTCTTAATCTATAATACACAAACTGATAGTTATTACTTTGA